GTCACGCAAACCATGAATCCCTATGGCTACCCGGCCAAGGACCGCTCCGGCCAGCTCGATCTGCTGGAGCCCCCCGACCTGCGCGCACTCATCGAGAAGTGCGCTGCCGCTACCCAACCCAAAAACATCAAGGAGTAACCCATGTCCGCCTGGAACGATTTCAACGACGCCGAACAGCAACAGACCTTCGACCTGATCCCCAAGGGGACGGTGGCCAAGGTGCGCATGACCATCAAGCCCGGTGGCTATGACGATGCCAGTCAGGGCTGGGGCGGTGGCTACGCGACGCAGAGCTTCGACACCGGGTCGATCTACCTTTCGTGCGAGTTCGTGATCCTGGAAGGCGAGTTCGCCCGTCGCAAGATGTGGAGCAACATCGGCTTGCACAGCGCAAAGGGTCCGGCCTGGGGGAACATGGGTCGCACCTTCGTGCGCGCCGCCCTCAACAGCGCCCGCAACATCCGCCCGCAGGACAACTCCCCGCAGGCGGCGGCAGCCCGGCGCATCTCCGGCTTCCACGAGTTGGATGGGCTGGAGTTCGTGGCCCGCATCGATGTCGAGAAGGACGGGCGCGGGGATCTGCGCAACGTCGTGAAGATTGCCGTCGAACCGGACCACCCTGACTACACCCGCGCGACGGGCGCTGCCGCACGACCGACGGCCCCCGTCACGTACACCCAGCCCGCACCGGTGGCCGCACCGACGGCAGCCGCGCAGGCCCCGCGTCCTGCCGTGCCGGGCAAGCCGGCCTGGGCGCAGTAAGGGGGATGCGTGAAATGTTGGGTCTGCAAACGACAGGCTCGGGGCTACGGCCACACGGACAACCGTCGTGGCATCGGAAACCCCGGGCGCTACCCGATCGACTGGGTCTTCTGTTCGCGCCGGTGTCAGGACGCGTTTCACGCGCTGTACGGCAATTGGGTTCGCGTGACGGACGGCATGAAGGACATTAGGGAGGTCACCGTGATTGACGCATCTGATGTCGAGCGCGCAGCGATGCGCAAGTGCCTCAAGTCCTTCGGCGAGGCAGCAGGCGAGATCGGCTTCGACAAGCCCCTGGGGCAGTACTCCGAAGGGGAGGCGCTCCAGGTCATCGACGCCATCGTCACCTGCTACACCGACGCAATGGTCGAGCACCACGAGGAGACCAAGTTCCCGCCCGTGCGGGGCTCGGCCCCCACGCCCGATCCCATGGCCAACCCGTTCGCCGATCTGGAGGACGACCTGCCGTGGGAAGAGCCGAAGGGAGCGAAGCCATGATCGACTTCAACTCCACTGCCAGCACCTCTGGCCAGCTCACGGCGCTGGTGGACGCGGGCCTGCAGCAGACACGCTCGTCGCAGACGCCGCGCCAGTACCTCGGCGCGTCCCGTCTGGGCGCGGCCTGCGAGCGCGCGCTGCAATACGAGTTCGTGCAGGCACCTGTCGATCCGGGCCGCGAAACCGAAGGCCGCATCCTGCGCATCTTCGAACGTGGCCACGTGATGGAGGACTGCATGGTCACGTGGCTGCGCGCCGCAGGTTTTGATCTGCGCACCCGCAAGGCCAACGGCGATCAGTTCGGGTTCGCTGCTGTCGACGGTCGGCTGCAGGGTCACATCGACGGCGTGATCGTCGGCGGGCCAGAGGGCTTCGCGTACCCGGCACTGTGGGAAAACAAGTGCCTGGGCTCGAAGTCCTGGCGCGAGTTGGAGAAGAACCGACTCGCCGTGGCCAAGCCGATCTACCACGCGCAGGTCGTGCTCTATCAGGCCTACCTGCAGTTGCATGAGCACCCGGCGGTCTTCACGGCGATCAACGCCGACACGATGGAGATCTACACCGAGTTGGTGCCCTTCGATGCGGTGCTGGCGCAGCGCATGTCCGATCGCGGCCTGCGCGTGATCTCTGCCACCGACGCCGGCGAGTTGCTGGCGCGCGCCTTCCATGACCCGACGCACTTCGAGTGCCGCATGTGCGCCTGGCAGGACCGGTGCTGGAGGGCTGCAGCATGACGACCACTGCCGTGAACGACGTTCTGCGTGAGCGTCTGGTTGATGCGCGCGAAGCCGCGCACTGCCTGAACCTGCAGCTGTACCTGCTCACCCATCCGAAGGAGCGTGACCGTCTTCAGGTTCCGCACTACCGGGTCGGCAAGCTCGTGCGCTTCAAGCTGGGTGAACTGATGGTGTGGATGGAGGCTCAGCAGGCCGTCGCCGCGACCGGTGACGAGGAGGTTGTCGATGCTTGATTTCAACGACGACCCTGCCGACGCATCCATTGACCCTGGTGCCCAGCGCGATGCCATTCGTGCCGATCTGCTGGCGCGTCTGGAGTCGGTGCTGTTCACACTCTTTCCTGCCGGCAAGAAGCGCCGGGGCAAGTTCCTGATCGGCGATGTGCTGGGCAGCCCGGGCGACAGCCTCGAGGTGGTGCTCGACGGCGAGAAGGCGGGCCTGTGGACTGACCGCGCCACGGGCGATGGCGGAGACATCTTCGATCTGCTGGCGGGCTACCTTGGCGTGCATGTAACGCAGGACTTCCCGAAGGTGTTGCAGTACGCCGGTGATCTGGTCGGCCGTGCTCCGGCCACGCCGCCGCGCAAGGCCAAGAAGGAGGCGCCGGTCGATGACCTCGGCCCGGCCACGGCCAAGTGGGACTACCTCGATGCCGCCGGGCAGTTGATCGCGGTCGTCTACCGCTACGACCCGCCCGGACGGAAGAAGGAGTTCCGGCCCTGGGATGCCAAGCGCCGCAAGATGGCGCCGCCCGAACCTCGGCCCCTGTTCAACCAGCCCGGATTGGTAGCGGCCGAGACGGTCGTCCTGACCGAAGGGGAGAAGTGCGCGCAAGCCTTGATTGGTGTGGGCGTCGTGGCGACCACCGCTATGCACGGCGCCAACGCGCCGGTCGACAAGACTGACTGGACGCCGCTGCAGGGCAAGGCCGTCCTGGTCTGGCCCGACCGGGACAAGCCGGGCTGGGAGTACGCCATGTCGGCCGCGCAGGCTCTCCTGACCGTGGGCGCCGCGTCCTGCGACGTGCTGCTCCCGCCTGATGACAAGCCGGACGGCTGGGACGCGGCCGATGCGATCAGCGAGGGCTTCGACATCCAGGGGTTCATCGCTTCCGGCCCCCGAATGTGCATCAAGCCGCTCAACACCGTGCGCTCGCAGGAAGCGACGGTCTGGGCCACGGACGATGCGCTGGCGCTGGCCTTCACCTCGCGCTACGCCGACGACTGGCGGTACTGCGCGGCGTGGGGCAAGTGGCTGGTGTGGACGGGTAGCCGCTGGCAGCCCGACGAGACGCTGCTGTCCCATCACCTGATCCGGTCCATCTGTCGCGAGGCGGCGCTTAAGGTCGACTCCCACCGGCTGGCGGCCAAGCTGCTGGCCAGTGGCACCGTGGGCGGCGTAGATCGGCTGGCGCGATCCGACCGTCGGCACTCGTCGACGTCCGAGGAGTGGGACGCCGATCTCTTTGCGTTGAACACGCCGGGCGGTGTGGTGGATTTGCGCACTGGGCGTCTGCGTCTGCATGACCGTGCTGACCGGATGACGAAGCTGGCGACGGCCACACCCAGGGGGGACTGCCCGCGCTGGCGCTCGTTCCTTGACGACGTGACGGGCGGCGACCAGGACTTGCAGGCCTATCTGCAGCGCATGGTCGGCTACTGCCTGACGGGTGCTACCAGCGCGCACGCGCTCTTCTTCCTGTACGGCACGGGCGCCAACGGGAAGTCGGTGTTCGTGAACACGCTCACCACGATCCTCGGGGACTACGCCACCAGCGCGCCGATGGACACGTTCATGGAGGCGCGTGGCGATCGGCATCCGACTGATCTGGCCGGCCTGCGTGGCGCGCGCTTCGTCGCGTCCATCGAGACCGAGCAGGGGCGGCGCTGGAACGAGTCCAAGGTCAAGGCCATCACCGGTGGCGACAAGGTGTCGGCTCGCTTCATGCGGCAGGACTTCTTCGAGTACGTCCCGCAGTTCAAGTTGGTGATCGCTGGCAACCACAAGCCCTCGATTCGCAACGTGGACGAAGCCATGAAGCGCCGTCTTCACCTGATCCCGTTCACGGTGACGGTGCCACCCGAAAGACGCGACGGTCAACTGACGGAGCGGTTGCTGGCCGAACGGGACGGGATCCTCGCGTGGGCGATCGATGGCTGCCTCGCATGGCAGCGCGATGGGCTGCAGCCGCCACCGTGCGTCGTGTCGGCCACCGAGGAGTACTTCGAGGCCGAGGACGCGCTGGGCCAGTGGATCGAGGAGCGCTGCCTGCTCTCCAAGAGTCACCGAGAGGGCGTCTCCGAGTTGTTCACCGACTGGCGTGAGTGGGCGGAGCGAGCCGGCGAATACGTCGGTTCGGTCAAGCGCTTCGCTGAACTCATGGCCACCCGCAAGTTCGAGAAGTGTCGTCTGACCGGAGGTGCGCGGGCGCTGGCGGGCATCAGCCTGCGTCCGAAGCCTTACGCGGGCGGCTATCCCTACCGAGACGACTGATGCGGGGTCGAGTGACGGATTTGACAGGTCTACTGATTAACCCCTTACGCGTGCGCGTGCGCACACAATGGGGAGATAACCGGCAAACCCGTCACATCCGTCACTCGCCCCAGAAATGGAGCAAGAGATGAATACGACGATCCTCGCCCTGGATCTGGGCACCCGTACCGGTTGGGCTCTGCTGCACACGGACGGAACGATCACCAGCGGCACTGAGCAGTTCAAGCCGCAGCGCTTCGAGGGCGGAGGCATGCGCTTCCTGCGCTTCAAGCGCTGGTTGGCGGAACTGCGCACGGCCTGCGACCACATCAACGCGGTGTACTTCGAGGAAGTCCGTCGTCATGCCGGCGTGGATGCCGCGCATGCCTATGGCGGTTTCATGGGCCACCTCACGGCATGGTGCGAGCACCACGGCATTCCGTACCAGGGCGTGCCCGTGGGAACGATCAAGAAGCACGCGACCGGCAAAGGCAACGCTGGCAAGGACGAGATGATCGCGTCGGTTAGCCAGCGCGGTCACTGTCCTGGTGACGACAACGAAGCCGATGCGCTGGCCATCCTGCACTGGGCGATCGAGACGCAGGAGGTGTGAGATGAAGATGCACACCCCTTCCTACCGTTGCCCCCTCGGACGCCTGCAACCCGAGACCACCGACGTCGAAGCCGTCAAGCAGCAGGGCTGGCGCGAGCAGCACATCCTGGTCGTCAACGAGTCCGACGACCGCCTGGACTTCGTCGAGCGTGAGTTCGTGCGCCGCATCGGCGAGCGCTTGTACGGAGTGGGAGGACGCCGCCGTGACTAGGACTGCCACCCTCTGGACCATCGAGGACGTGGCAGCACGCTTCGAGGAGTCTGCAACCACCGGGCGCCGCCTCCCTCCCGTGCGAGTGCAGGGGTACTTCAACACCTGGCCGCCCATCGTGCGGCAGCAGTGGGAGGTCTTCTCCGGTGACGAGCCGGTCTACCGTCCCTTCCCTCCAAGCCCTGAGGCGGTCGAGCGGATGCTGGAGACGATGCGTTGGGTGCTCTGGCTGGAGATCGAAGAGCGGCACCTGATCTGGATGCGTGCCAAGCGATACGGCTGGCGCGACATCTCGACCCGCTTTGCCTGCGATCGCACGACGGCATGGCGGCGCTGGCAACGCGCACTGCAGGTCGTGGCCGACAGGCTCAATGGCGGTGTTCGCGCGTCGTGAATTAGCGTGTTTTGGATGAAGTCGGCGCGAGCCAGATGGCATCCGATGGCATCAGCGAATCTTCCTCGTGCAACAAAACACCCCGGTTGCCCGTAGTATTCGAGCTATCTTCTGGACGGAGTTGACTTCGGGCGGGCCGACGCGATCGCGACGGGTCCTTCCTCCCGAAATCGCAATGCGGGGGGCGCGAGCGCGGCATTCGCCTAGCGTCTGACTGCAAACCGAGGTTTGCACCGGTTTGCAGTTTGCACCCCGACCCAGCCATCGAGCCCGCCCACGGCAACCCCGTCGGCGGGCTTTTTCATTTCGCGAGCAGTGCCCCTGGCGGCCCGGGTGGGTTCACTCCTTTCCCGCTCGGGCCGCGTTTTTTCGAGGACCACATCCTGAACACACTCAACGTCGCCTACCGCAAGGTCGAGACGCTGATCCCTTACGC